AGCTCAGATTAACGTACTTAAGCGAAACGGCCGTGGTAAAGAATCTCTTAATATAGACAAGATTCACTCTATGGTTGGTTATGCAACACAAGACATTACAGGCGTTAGTGCTTCTCATGTAGAGATGAATAGTGGTATTCAATTCTTTGATGGTATCAACACAGATGACATACAACAAATCCTTATCAAGTCTGCTAATGATCTAATCAGTTTAGAAAGTCCTAACTATCAGTATGTTGCTGCTAGATTGTTATTGTTCTCACTTAGAAAAAAACTATATCATAGACTCTGGGAACATCCTAAGTTTATAGATCAAATTAAAACTTGTATTAAACAAGGTGTATATGACAAAGACATACTAGTACAATATACTGAATCTGAAATAGATAGAATGGGTATGTGGATTGTACATGAAAGAGATTACAAATTTACCTATGCAGGTTTAAGACAAGTTATGGATAAGTATCTTGTACAAGATAGAAGTACAGGAGATATATTTGAAACGCCACAGTTTATGTACATGATGATTGCAGCGACTTTGTTTGCTCAATATCCTAAAGAAACAAGATTAGGTTACGTCAAGAAATATTATGACGCAATCAGTAAGTTTAAGATTAACATTCCTACTCCTGTGATGGCAGGTGTAAGAACACCTATTAGACAATTTGCTAGTTGTGTTCTAGTTGATAGTGATGATACATTACCAAGTATCTTTTCAAGTGATATGGCTGTTGGTAGATACGTTGCTCAAAGGGCAGGTATCGGTATCAATGCAGGTAGAATCAGAGGTATCAATAGTAGAATTAGAGGAGGTGAAGTACAACACACAGGTGTTATTCCTTTCCTTAAAAAGTTTGAAGCAACTGTAAGATGTTGTACACAAAACGGTGTAAGAGGTGGTAGTGCAACTGTACACTTTCCTATATGGCACCAAGAGATAGAAGATATACTTGTACTTAAAAACAATAAAGGTACAGAAGATAATAGAGTTAGAAAGTTAGATTACTCAATACAGATTACTAAACTATTTTATGAAAGATTTATTAAGAATGAAGATGTATCTTTGTTCTCTCCTAATCATGTGCCAGGTTTATATGAAGCATTTGGTTTACCTGAGTTTGACGATATGTATAAGAAGTATGAGAAAGATAAATCTGTACCTAGACACACAATAAATGCTCAAGATTTGTTTCAAGCATTATTGAAAGAAAGAGCAGAAACAGGTCGTATCTATATTATGAATTTAGATCATTGTAACTCTCACTCATCTTTTAAAGATAAAGTCTATATGTCTAACCTATGTCAAGAAATCACACTACCAACGACACCAATACAACACATAGACGACAAGGAGGGTGAAATCGCCCTATGTATTCTATCTGCCATAAATCTGGGCCTACTGACGGATATGACAGAGTTAGAGGAGTTGTGTGATTTATCAGTTAGAGCACTTGACGAGATCATAGACTATCAAGAATATCCTGTCGAAGCCGCAAAGATATCAGCACAGGCAAGAAGATCATTAGGTATTGGTTATATAGGTCTTGCACACTATCTTGCTAAGAATCAAGTAAAATATGAAGACAAAAAGGCATGGAAACTTGTTGATAAAATCACAGAGGCATTTCAATTCTATCTATTAAAGGCAAGTAATAACCTTGCAAAAGAAAAAACTAGATGTCTATGGTTCGAAAAGACTAAATATAGCGATGGTATCTTACCAATCGATACTTACAAAAAAGAAGTAGATGATATTGTAAGTAGAGAACTTACTTATGATTGGGAATGGTTAAGAAAAGAAATTAAAGAACACGGATTAAGACACTCAACTCTATCGGCACAAATGCCAAGTGAGTCTTCTTCTGTTGTATCTAACGCAACAAACGGCGTTGAACCACCAAGAGATTACTTATCAGTTAAGAAGTCTAAAAAAGGTCCTTTGAAACAAATTGTACCTGACTACAACAGACTTAAAAATTATTATACATTATTATGGGATATGAAAGGTAACGAAGGATATATTAATATCATTGCTGTTATGCAAAAGTATTTCGATCAGGCAATTAGTGGTAACTGGAGTTACAATCCAGAGAACTACAAAGATGGTGAAGTGCCTTTATCAGTAATGGCACAAGATTTATTAACGACTTACAAACTAGGATGGAAGACAGCATACTATCAAAATACTTATGACGCAAAATCAGAAGTAGATGAACCTGTACATCCTGTGGGTTGGCATGACGGTGTAGAAGAAACACCAAAGGAAACAAAAGAAGATGAAGAAAACTGCGAAGCCTGTACTATATAAGGACTTCTTAGAAGAAACGAACAGACAACAAAAAGAACTAGATGAATCAATGAAAGAATCATTTAGTCAAAGAGATGAACGAAGAAGAACAGAATCAGAAAGATTACAAGAAGAATTGGAACCTATAAACGAATGAAAACATTTAATACAAAAAAAGTAGACTGGATGAAACAACCTATGTTCTTTGGTGAAGAACCAAATGTACAGAGGTTCGATCAACAAAAATATCCTATATTCGAAAAGTTGAATCAACAACAGTTAGGTTTCTTCTGGAGACCTGAAGAGGTTTCTTTACAGAAAGATAGAAACGATTATCAATCTTTAAGTGCAGAACAAAAACATATCTTTACATCTAATCTAAAGTATCAAACATTGTTAGATAGTGTACAAGGTCGTGGTCCATGTCTAGCATTTCTACCTTATTGTAGTTTACCTGAATTAGAATCTATGTTAGTTGCATGGGACTTCAGCGAAACAATACACAGTAGATCATACACTTACATAATGAAGAACGTATATTCAGACCCTAGTGAAGTATTAGATACTATCATTGACACGCCAGAGATTATGGCAAGAGCAAAGACAGTAACGGATGCTTATGATAAGTTTATAAAGTATGCTAATCTTTACTATCTAACAGGTAAAGGTGATATGAAAGAACTTAAAAGACTTCTATATCTTACAATTATCAATGTAAACATACTAGAAGGTATTAGATTCTATGTATCATTTGCTTGTTCGTTTGCTTTTGGTGAACTTAAACTTATGGAAGGTAGTGCTAAGATCATATCATTAATCGCAAGAGATGAAAACTTACACCTTGCAGTATCTCAAAACATGATTAATAACTATCGTAAAAAAGAAGGCGATAAAGAAATGTTAAAGATTATGAAAGAGAACGAGGATGAAGTTTACAAGATGTATGATGAGGCAGTTCAACAAGAGAAAGATTGGGCAACATACCTATTCAAACAAGGTTCAATGATTGGTTTAAATGATAAACTATTGAATCAATACGTTGAGTTTATGGCAAACAAAAGATTAAGAGCAATAGGATTAACTACTCGATACGATCAACCAGCAACTAACAACCCATTACCATGGACACAACACTGGTTAAATAGTCGTGGATTACAAAATGCACCACAAGAAACTGAGATAGAAAGTTATGTAGTTGGTGGTATAAAACAAGATGTTGAAAAAGATAGCTTTAAAGGATTCAAACTATAATGAGTATAGACGAAAAGAAAACTTGTATTAACTGTGGTGCTTTATATAAAGTAACACATGATCTTCCTGAAGAAGATTTTACAGAAACTTTTTGTCCTTTTTGTGGTCACGAGTCAGTTGAAGAAGATGAAATTAATTATGTAGAAAATAGGCATGAAGATTGGAACTAATATAAAGAAGTTTGTTAATGATTTTAAATTCTTTGATTGGATAAAAAAATCAGAACTGGTTGAGTTAGATAAGGTCAATTGTAAAGATGATCCTGTGAGACCTGAATTAGATAACGACTTTAGAACTAAATACGGTAGAAAGATATACGGTCTTAAATTTCAAGATGAAATTGGAGGTATAATTTGTATAGCATTTACTAATGATATACCTAAATCAGTAGAAGAAATGGATACTATGAGCAAAGATGCCTTTGGTCAAGCAGTACATAGATCAAATGTTCAAGGTACTACTGCTGTGGCATATACAGTATGGTCACTTAAAAAAGGTGCAGGTAAAGAGATAATAAAAGAAGTATATAAAATGATAAAACAATCAAATCATCTTAATAGATTGATAACCTTATCACCTTTAACTAAAATGGCTGAGAAATTTCACACTAGAAATGGTGCTAAGTTATTACAAGTAAATGAAACAACACAAAATTTTGAGTACGATATAAAATGATAGATACGAAGACTGGAACTAGAGAATATAAATGGTATTGGTCATACCGAGGTGAAATAGTAGAAGAACTACCTAAAGATTGTGAAGCATTTGTTTATTTAATAACGAATACAACAAATGGCATGATGTATGTAGGTAAGAAGTTAGCAAAATTCAAAACTACTAAACAACCACTCAAAGGTAAGAAGAATAAGAGAAGAGGCACAAAGGAAAGTGACTGGAAAACCTATTGGGGTTCTTCAGAAAGACTATCTGCTGACATAGAGAAGATTGGTGAAGATAAATTTACTAGACAAATACTATATTATTGTGCTAGTAGAGGTGTAGCAAGTTACCTAGAAGCGAAAGAACAGTTTAATCGCAAAGTGCTTGAAGTTGACGACTATTATAATGGTATCATAAATGTTCGTATCGGAGGTTCTAAAATTTTAAGAGAATCTTTGAAAAAAATGTTAAAAATTTAATTTGTCTAAATAGAATTAATACGAACCGAAATTTGATTTGATATCTCAAACTTCACAACACGATTAGGTGATTATGGCTCTGCCAGTAAGAAAATTTATTGTACGATTAAGAATGTGGTACGCTGATTTGCGTGGACATCATGGCAAACCTTGGAACTATGAACCAGGTGACCACTATATGGGTCGTAATAAGAACAAAAGAAGAACATAATCACCCAAAAACCCCCATTCTATGCGCCTTTTTAGTGCTTGACTTTACGTCAAAAATGTGTTATTATATATGAATATGATAAACAAAAACAAAAATAAAACCTTTAACGTGTGTTATTTAAGAGAGTATATGGATCCTGAACATCAAGGTGAATTCTTTTATGCATACGAAACAGTTTACAGAAATGTACCTGTTAAACACAAATCTAAATTCAATGATAAAACAAAACTAAAGATAGTTAAGTTTTTAGATTGGAATTACAAAGAAACTGCTGCTAATTATGCTAATACTAGTAGAGTTGAACTTATAGATCAGAAACAGTACTACCAATCTTACAAAGATGTATTTGGCGATATTGCTGAAGCAGATGATAAGAAGATGTGGACAGATTACGGTCAACAATATGATAGACAATCATTGAGAAAAGACTTCAATCCTAAGTTGACTAGAAAGAAAGTGTTATCTTACAACGATAAAAGACTAAATTAACGCTTGACTTTGTACCAAAACTATGATACAATATACATACTAACTAACAAAAGGACTATATTATGGAAATGACTAAAGAAATTATGCACGATCAGTTTAAGAAACTAAAATCTAATGACGAAAAAGTCAAATATCTCGTAGATTTAAAAGAAATGAAACAAAAAAACCCTCACGTTTTTAGAAATATCAAGATTAATCTAAAACAATTTTCTAATCTTATTAGAGAATATTCAAGTGTTAAACCTTTTAGTGCAATGCATAGAGAGATTGCCGAGAGAGAGTCTGCTGAAAAAAGAAAAGAAGTAGAAAATAGAAAACAATAATGAAAAATAAAAGAAACAAACTAGAAAGAAAACTAGATGAATACAATCATACAATGGAATTAATCAGAACTATAATTCCAGTTGCGATATTATGTCTTCAGGT